AATCATCATGAAGGATTGTCTCCTGCAGGGGTTCACAGAGGGCGATGCGACAGCCGGAAATGATTTAATCTGGACGAATCAGCCGGCAGCCGCTGCTACAGGCGGGGAATCCGCTGCGATCAAGTAATTACTAAGGCGGGGGGTGAGCGATCCTCACCCTCCGCACCCTTAGGGGTGGATATGACAAATCAACAGAAAATTTTAAAGGCCAAAGACAATGTCGACAAGGCTATTGACGAAATGAAAGAGGTAAACCTGTCCGCAACAGTCGAATATGCGGATACAATGGTTATGTTGCGCGAGACATACGAAAAAATTGTTTCCGTAAGCCAAAGTCTTTCAATGCTTGCCGATAAAGCCTAAATCACCCAGGAGGAGAAATGAAAATCAAATTAAACGCGGTCGTTTGGGACCCTCAAAAGGGGAAGGCTATTGCCAGACCTACGGACGGATTTTTTGAGACCGATGACGAGACCGTTATTCAAAGGCTGAAAGAACTCGGTTTTATTGAGGAGAACAAAAGAGGACTGGAATCAATTCAGGAGATACCATCGGAACCAATTCAAGTGATCGAACCAAAGAAAAAAGGAAGACCAAAGAGGGTACAATGAAACAAATAATCATTTTTTTATTGTGTCTTTCCGCTTCCGGGCTGTTCGCTCAATTTGTGGACATTCCAAAAGCCTCTGATAAGGACACACTTTCAACAAGAACGAGAATAACAAAGGACATTTATTTTAATGCGTCCAATTCCGCATCAATCGGGAAACAAAAATATTATGGGCCTGTTGATGTGCAGATAAAAGGGAACTGCACTGCGACGGATGTCACCGATACGCTGAGCATTGAGGTATACGGATTGCTATATAAGCTACTTGAGGGGGCTACTGTTTATGCTGCATCTGCAATAGACAGTCATAGGGTTGGTACATTCCCGTTAACGGCAACATCCACTTGGAAAGTTTTTGTAGTGGATACTCTATGGACTCAATTCCCAATATTTGACGGACTAAGATTTGCCATAAAAAAGGGCGGTACAGATACGGATAGTGTAACAACATATATAAATATCCGTATCGTTCCGGATGCGCCCAGACTGTAGGTGGCCTTATGGCAATCATAACCCGCACAACAGTGAAAACACTGCTCCAAATAACATCAACAGATTACGATACTGTAATAGATGCTCTAATTCCAAAAATCCAGAGCTGGTCTGTTGAATATCTGAAAAACAGATTTCATATTAACGATATTTACTATCAGGCTTCCACAATTGCGTTTGTTTCAGGAACTCCTGCTACAATAACGGATTCTGATTCGGGTTTTGTCGATGCGGATTTTACAGACTCGATAGACATAGACGTTGATGGAAGCGCACGGAATGACGGGATATACGCCGTTGATACCGTTGTTGCGGGGACCTTGACATTGGCAACTGGCGAAACATTGACCAGTGAGGACGCGGGGGAGGCGGTAACTATAACGCGGGTCCAATTCCCAGCCGGGATTCAATTGTGGATTTCAAAATTGATAGGGTTTAATCTCGACACAAGAACCTGGAAGGGCGTGCAGTCCGAAAGCCTGGGGGATCATTCGATAACGTATAGTCATTTGGGATCATATCCTCAAGAGCTTTTAAAAGAAGGCTCTCCCTGGAAAAAGGTTTATCGGTGATAACTGATTTTTTCACATCCGGATTTTTTACTCAGAGATATACCGCTGCGGTTGACGCGGGAGGGGCAGATGCCTCTACCTGGGCGGTGCAGGTTTCTTCTTTGTCCGGAAGAATCAGGGCACTGTCGGGTAGGGAACGGACCGGAAATGAGCGTAGGGAAGTAGACGCGACTCATCGGTTTTACTGTTCTTATTTGACAACGATCAACGAGAGGGACAGAATAGGGAAAACGTACGGCACGGCTGCAAACATATCGGGGGCTTCCGGAACCAGCACTATTACTGTAACTACATCCGCAGCACATGGATTTTTAGTAAATGACAGGGTTAGGATTTCATCTGTGGCGGGGATGACGAATATAAACAATGTATATACAATTTTAACGGTTCCATTGACGACCACGTTTACAATTTCTCAATCAACATCACAGACATATACAAGCGGTGGGTCTGTTTCTAAATGTTATCTTTGGGACATTGTTTTTGTGGATGATCCGCATTTACAGAACGAATTCATGCAAATGGACTGCGTACCAGTCCAGATTTGAGGGGATATGTTTAGAGCTAAATCCATACCGGGGAATGAAGCCCTTGACCCGGGCGGACAAGTGGTAAAATTTAATTCAGAGGGATTATTTGATACGGATAATTTCGCGCTTGCCAATCACCTAAGAGCATTGGGCTATTTGGTGGAAACTGTGACGGCCACCGAACCGCCAAAGTTTGAAAAGGAATTTAAAAAACCCAAAAAGGTCAAATGAGGATTTTTAAATACATATTTCTTTTTTTGGTTTCAACCTGTTCTGTTTTTGCACAGCTTGACATTGGAAGGTTGAGGGGAACCGTGCCTGTAACAAAGGGCGGCACGGGCAGATCATACCTGACCGAAGGGTATCTTCTTGTTGGCAATGGTTCGCAGTCCATCAGGTTGATCCCAAACGGCGCAGCCGGAACGATTTTGATTTCCGCCGGGACCGATACTGTCCCGGCATGGTCTACATCAACCTTTCCAACAGTCTCGGGGCTGGCCGGGAAAATACTCATATCGGACGGAACAAATCTCGATACGTCTTCTTATATCGTACCGACAAGTATTTCCCAGGGGGATCTGCTATATGCGAAGACAGCTGATTCTTTGGTTGTTCTTCCCAAAAGCGTCATTCCTGTTCAATACTTAAGCAACACAGGCACAGGCAATTCCCCGGCCTGGGGGTATGTTGATCTTACATCCGGTGTAAGCAATTATGTTTTGGTTTCCAATGGCGGAACGGGGGCGGTGACTCTCAGTGACAGAGGAGTATTAATAGGCCGGGGAACTGCTGCGATAAATGCAACAGTTCCGGGAACTGCGAAACAGCACCTTAAAAGCGGCGGTTCCTCTGCAAATCCCGGATGGACCACCGCAACTTATCCGGACACGGTTCCAATGGGGGCTTTTGCGTATGGATCGGCTGTTAATACATGGGGAAATCTTGCGCCAGGATTAGAGGGAACTCTCATTCGAATGGGTACGAGCAACACGCCCGCGTGGACATCTGCCACATATCCTTCAGTAACTGCGGTAAATAGGATTCTTTACAGCTCGGCAGAAAATGTTATCGGAGAAATAACAACAGCAAATGACGGTGTGCTGGTTACTTCTGCGGTCGGGATTCCATCAATAAGTTCCACATTGCCGGATTCTCTAACAACAGGGATAATGCTGTTTACGGATCATATTGAACAACAAACACCGGCTCACTTATTTGCTGCGTTCGAAGACTCTTCCGTATTGATAGATATTGGAGCAGATTCAACATGGTATCAGGTCACAAATTCAATAGATAGTCTTTTTGGGTATTTGGATAAAGATTATTTCACGGTAAACAATGATACGATAATTTATACCGGTTCCGGGGAGCCGCACGTTCTTTTCCAATGCCGGGTCACCGGTTCTGGGGCGAACACCAAAGATTTCGAATTAAGAATGTTTAACGTAACCGACAACGCCGGGGTGCTTTCCAAGGACAGAAAAACCACGACCGGCGCATCTAATTATGTTGGTTTCACATTTTTGGGGTATGATAAAAATATAAATTACGGCGATAAATATATTTTACAAATACGCTGTATTACTGATGCGTCGGATTTTACCGTTAAGGACGGGATGATTTTCGCTCAAATTATACATTACTAAAAGGCAAAACATGAACATTCCAAAGGTTGTATCAGACGGAAACGGGGGGACTCATGTTCAGATACAGGGCATGAGGCCGGACCATGTAAAATTCGGAATAGGTGCGGGGGTCATTGTCACTGTGACGCTTTTGATTGTCAATCTAATTTTCAGCGTGGGGGCCAGGTCAAACAAATATGAGACAGATCACGAAATGTTAAAAGACCACGAAGCGAGAATGAGGGAAGTTGAAAAGGCTGTTGCTGATATGCCACGAATAAAAGACAATACAGACGCAATAAAAGAAATGCTAAAACAACACATAAAGGATTCAAGGTGAGGTACGAGGTTTCTGCTCAGATAGCGGTGGAATATATCAAGCGTTTCATAGGTCTGCCCTATAAATGGGGTGGGGATGATCCAATGGAGGGTTTTGACTGTTCGGGTCTGGCGAATGAAATGCTGAAGTCTGTCGGACACATGGAAAATGATTCAGATGACACGGCGGACGGATTAATGAGGAGATTCCCGAAAGTCGAAAAACCCGTTGTTGGATGTTTGGCGTTTTTCGGAAGGCAGGAAAGGGCCACTCATATTGGAATATGTTTGAATGCCGTTGAAATGCTCGAAGCTGGAGGCGGTGGGTCTAAAACGAACGATCTTGACGATGCAAAAGAACAAAACGCCTTTATAAGAATGAGGCCGATTTCAAACAGAAAAGATTTTATCTGCTTCAATGATCCATTTTCGGGGGAGCCGTGAAGATAACGAGTTTTGTAATCATTCTTTTGTCTGCTCTTTCCCTGGTGTTTGCCGTACTGTATTTCTCCAGACCAAGAGAGATCAAGATTGAAGTGCCTGTCCCGCAGCTTGTTCCGGTTCCTGCAAAGCCGGACACGGTATATTTGCAGAAAATCAAGTTTGTGCAAATAAGCGCAAAACCAGACACGGAATATGCAATCATTGAGGATGAAACTGAACCTGAAACAGTAGTTTCCGAAAAGATATTTGAACAATCAACAATGTTCGGAGAGGTAAGATCGCTGGTTAAATCTTATTCTGTTGCTCCGGCGAAGGCTTTGTCTGATTCGATCTGGTTTCCTGCCGGCGAAAAAGTTCTGATGGATCAGATTAAAAAAGAGATTTTGGAAGCGAATAAACCGGAATCAAAGTTCTGGACGGGCGCGGCGGTCGGGTCTATTGCCGCGCTGACTCTGTTTGGAGCATTGGAAACAATCACTCATTAACCCCAGAAGGAGAAAAAATGTTGGGAAAACTCAAAGGAAAACGGACGTACATTCTGGCTGCGCTGTTGGTCGTGGTTGTGTTGGTTCCGGCGGTGTTCAATGTCCAAGTGCCTGAATCTGTTTTTGCGGCCTTGGCTGCTTTGGGCGTTGGAGCCGTGAGACTGGCCCTTATGGAGCTTTCTGAGAATCACGGGTGGAAAACCTTTGCGGCGGTCGGGGTCGTTCTGGCGGTTGCCGTGTGCCAGTCTCTCAATGTTGCCCTGCCGTATGATCTGATTTACAGTCTGGCGGGCGTATTCGGTCTGGTTGGTATCAGAAACGCCGTTGACAAACTGAAATAACCCCCTCTCCTCCGGGGTAAACGCGGGGGGAGGTTTCGGCGGCCTCCCCCGCATTATTATGGAAATCAAAATTGACGAGGAAAAACTGAAGGCCATTGTCCAAGAGAGGATGAAGGCAAAGCTGAACGTGGCCGGGGAACTGGTCGAACGTTGGGCGAAATATTACTGTCCGGTTGACCAAGGGTATCTTCAGGGGTCAATAACTCATTTTATGGTGGGTGATGATACCGTAAGGATTTCAGCCGGCGGGTCCGGTGTGGGCGCGGGCGGGAAAAAGGTTGGCTATGCGGCCATGCAGGAATTCGGAGGAATTATCAAGAAAAGCTCCAAGATGCTGACCATACCATTGACCAAAGAAGCTAAATATGCCAAGAGCGCGGGGGATTTTAAGGGGCTTTTTGTGGTGACTTCAAAGAGCGGACAGAAATTTCTTGCACAGAACGTAGGGAAAAAGAAATTAAAATTTCATTATCTGTTGACGGATCAAGTCAATATACCGGCCTCTCCATATTTAAGACCGGCTTATTTAGACCACAAAGACGAAATTGTAAAGATTTTGGAATTATGAACTCGGCATTAAGAACAGGAATTTATAATAAGGGCATTACAGTAACAGGGCTGTCTGCCACAAATTTTTATTATGGAGAGGCTCCTCCCAATACCAAAAGCCCGTATTGTGTTTATTCCCCAATATCGAATCCCGTTTCATGGTGTTCAAATAATATTTACGAGGAGGATTATTTCCAGTTCGCGCTATATGGGAAGACTCTCTCGGAGCTTGAAACTCTGGAAGCCGCGATCATCGCGGCGTTCGATTTTGCGGCCTTGACCGTAACTGGATATACTGTTGTATTATGTTTTAGAATGGGAACAACAAGAAAGACAAAAATTCCAGACACCGATGTCTGGCAAGTGGTCATAGAGTACAAAACAAGAATATCGAAAGGCAGGTAAAAAAATGGCTTCAACTGCAACATTTTCCGGAGCCTCAGGGAACGTAAGTTTAGGCGGAATCTCTGTTGCATCAATCACCGGGTGGACTCTGAATGTCAAGGGAGACGTCCGGGAGGTCACGGATTCCAATTCCACAACAACATCCGAGTTCATTCCAGAAGGGCATTATTCCTGGGATGGAACCTTTGAGGGATGGCTTGCGGATGGGACAGCGACTCTCACGGTGGGAGCTGCGGCGGCAGCCCTGGTCCTGACTATGGCATCCGGCCATACGTTTGGCGGTTCTGCAATTATCACCGGTAAGTCCGCTGTTACACAGGTCAAGGGGACCGATGCCATAAAGGTTTCCTATACATACCAGGGAACCGGCGCACTGACCGAGACCAACAGTTAAGGGGTGATATATGGCCTCTACAACAACTTATTCAGGCGCGTCCGGATTTCTCCTTTATGGCGCATCAACTTCCATAACGGGTGCGTCCGGAACGTCAACTATCACCGTGACGGCCTCGGGTCATGGTCTGTCTGTTAATGACATGATTAAAATATGGGGCGTTTTGGGCATGACTGACATTAACAGTCAGCATATAGTCACCGTCTCGGCTACCACGTTCCAGTTCGCCCTATCGCCCGCAACGTCTCAAACCTACACTTCCGGGGGTACGGTTCAAAGAACCTGCTCAATCACCGGATGGACACTGAATCAAAAATGCGATACCCGGGAAGTGACAGACTCCAATTCTGGTGCAACTTCTGAATTTATTCCAGAAGGCCATACCCAATGGGAGGGCACTTTTGAAGGGATGCTTCCGGATGGAGCAAACAGGCCGACGGTTGGGAGTTCTTACGCTGTAGTTCTGGCAATGAACTCATCCGACTCGTTTTCCGGTACGGTTAAAATAACCGGCATGAATCCGTCTTTGCAGGTCAAGGGCGCGGACGCGGTGAAAGTGAGTTATACATTCCAGGGAACCGGGACGCTGACAGAAACCAATTCGTGAGGAGCCATGAAAACCGCCGAAATTGAATTATTTGGAAAGAAGTTGAAACTTTACGAGAGATCGGCTTTTGATGTGTACCAATTATACGAGATAGCCAGACAGCAGACAAATCCCTCCGATCAAATCATTCAAATGGCTATGATGATTGAGGATTCACTGAAGCCGAATCTTAAATGGTACTCTTTCCGATTAAAGAGAATGCTGACATATAAAGGCATTCTGAAAAGACTTTCCCCCTCCCTGATGGCTGAATTGATTGACAAAATCAATGAACTCGAAGGGAATAAAAAAAAACTGAGGGAGGGGGAAAGCCTATCGGGAGAGACGCAGCCCGGGCCTTGATTTCATATTTTTTCAGGAAGGAGTTTGATGATGTCGAGGATTTACCCATCACTTTTTACAGACGGCTTTTATCTCAGGCGATGAATATGGGAAATCTTTTAAGGCAGGGCGAATTCGAAATGCAGACCGATGACGAAAAACAGGAACAGGCATTAGAGGAATATAAGAGACTGGTAAAAGAAGGAAGGTTCCCGAAGCGTGGCAAATGACGAGAAAATCGGCGAAATCTATGTCGAGATAAAGGCCCGCCAGGACAAAATGGAGGCCGATCTAAGAAAATTGGTTTCCGATGCCAAAAAGAGGGCGCACGAAACAGAGAATGTTTTTAAGAACACCCGCCTTACGTTTGACACTTACACCGGGAAGATGAAGCTCAGGGAGTTGGAAGCCTATCACAAAAAACTCGAAGCGCAATTCAAGAGAAAACTTGAACTCAATGTTTCTTCTAAAAGCCTTTTAGACACAAAAAATAAAATTGCGGCAGTGGAAAGTCAGCTTAAAAGCCTGGGGAAAAGCATGGGTGGGATTGGGAATCTCCAAAATATTCCCGGACTTGGGGGATTGGCGCATATTTTGGGGGCCGGCGGTCCGGTGATGATTGGAGCAGCCGCATTTGCTGCTCTCGGCCTTGCTGCAAAAAAAGCAATGGATTCGGTTGTGCAATATTATGACCGGATAACGGACCTTTCGAAAGCCCTGGGGCTTACAAAAGAAATCACTCAAGCCCTTGATTATCTTATGCAACAAGAGGGCAAATCTGCGGATAATCTTTCCGGTGCAATTTCCATTCTTTACGGAAATCTTGATGCTGCCGCACAGGGAAGCAAAGAGGCGGAGCGGGCTTTTAAAAGTATGGGAATCCAAATTAAAGACAACAATGGAAATACGCGAGACGGACAAGAGATTTTTCTTGATGTTCTGGATTCCCTGAAAAATGAAACAGATGAGACAAAACGGGCGATAAATGCAAAAAAACTTCTCGGAAGGTCGTGGTTGGATGTTGCTGAAATTATGGATGTTGGAAGAGACGGGATAAAAAGGGCATCCGATGAATTGAAAAATTTGGGTGTCCAAATTGACGAAGAAAAAATCAACAGATATAAAGAGGCCAATGCTCGCCTGGCTATTTCTTTCATGGGATTAAAAACTGCCATAGCTGACAGCGGGTTGATTGATTTGTTGTCAAAATTTATTACTGGAGTTTCAAATCTGCCCGGAGCCGCAAAGGAAGTGACAAAAATCCCCCTAAAAGAACATCTCAAGGCTCTTGCTGTCATGTTTAAAAATGGAGATGTTAGCGCGGTTGGATACGGCAATGCCTTGAGGGAAGTTCATATACAGGCAAAAAGTTTAGCCGAGGATTTCAAGGACATAGAAAAAAGCAGCGGAACGTCTACAAACAAAAAAGAATTGACCGAAGACGAAATAAACAGAGCCATCAGAAGGCAGTACGAATACAATCAACTTCTCGCGGATGCGGCCTTAATTGGCGCGACAATGAAAATACCGGAACTGGCAAATTTGAAAGACGAGGATTTAGCAAATTTGCGGGAATGGGTCGGACTGATGGAGCAGTCCATGAGAAGCGGCAAGGAAAATGGGAAAATGGCAAGGGCGGGATGGGAGGTTGACCGGGAGAAGGCTGCCGATCTGGAAAGATTTTTAAAGGAATCTTTTGTCGGGCCGGAGAAACCCACAGGAAAAGAGGAGAAAAAAGAAGATTTTAATGCATGGTCTGAATCCATGAAAGCGAATATTCTTTCAACATCATCTGTGGCTTCAGCTGCGATGGATGCTTTTGAAGAGGGTTTTTCTGCAATGTGGGAAAAATGGGCTATATACTCCCAAGATAACATTGATCGTACCTCCAATGATTTTTTGCGCGGATTAAAGACAATGGCGAACGCCTTTGAACAAGCAATATTGAACATGATTTCACAATATGCGGCACTCCGGGCAGTCATGGCCATTGGTGATTGGCTTTCTACCGGATTGGGAACATCCATTGGAAAATTGTTTGGTTGGAAAAGTCACTCCGGCGGCGAGTTTATGGGAACTTCAAGGGGTATGGTCAAGATGGCCAGCGGTGGGGAGTTCACCGTACCGATGGGATTTAACCACGACTCTTTTCCTCTTATGGTTGAATCAGGGGAGCGGGTGAAAGTCACTCCTGCCGGTAAGCCCGGAAATGAATCTGCACTTTTAAAAGATATTCTAAATGCGACAAAAGCCCAGACGTTGACTCTGGCAATGATGGGAACGAGGGTGAATAAGTTGGAAATCTCTGCGGGGGCAATGTCGGGAAGGGATATTCAACTTGTAGTAGAAAAAGAGCAAAGAATCACGAGCAGACTCAGATAATGGCAAATCCATATACTACAACAATCACTTTTGCAGAAGAGACGCTCGGAACCGGCGATACTTGGCAACTTGTTTTGACTCTCTCTACTGCACTTGAAGGTTCAAACGCTTCAATTGATGCGGCAGATCAAGGGCTTGTCATTACAGATCACGGGAAGACAACCTGGGATTTCGACATGAACGATCTCAGTCTTATGCCGGGTGAAATGAAAATGTCCATTGCAGACACAAGCGATTATTTGCACGGTTTTCTTTTCGCGACAACATCAATAGCCAATGCAACAACAAAACAGTTTACAGTACAAATAAAATTAAACGGTTCCATTGAGTTTTCAGGCAAAGCTCTTGAGGATGACGTCCGATATCACATGGGGACAAAACTTTTGACCTTTTCGGCGGCTTCCTCTATAGATGAACTCAAAAATACGGCCCTATATGATGGTGATGATGTTGCTACAAATCCTTTGTCTTATGCGGACCTTACCAATAAAAGAAAACTGGTTGATATAATTGATGACATAATGAAAAAGATTTATCCGGCCACAATTGGAACGTACTATCACGATTGGACTTTTAGGGATGAGGATTTAAATGATTGTAATTTTGAAGATATATATGCAGTATTGAATACGTTTTATGATAATTCCGCAGATCACCTAATTGATTTGACGGAGGTGATAAAAGAAATTATCCATGTAATGGCTTCAAGGCTGATCATTGTGAATGAAAATTCATACATCATTGAAGGACTTGGATATTATGACGCGGCAAATACTCAGATTCCAACAATATTGGATCACGTAAAAGAGTATCGCTGGGCCAAATTGCAATATGCAAGATTTGAACCGACCGAGACACAGGGGGCTTTTTATCCGCTTAATTACGGCACTCCCACCAATCTTGAATCCTCAAAATTTGAAAAGCGGTTTATCCTGGCTGCGGGATATTGGGGCATGGAGTTAGTTGAAAATATCGCATCGAACATTTATAATTATTCCGGTGGGGATTATAAAAGAATTTGCTGGGCGATACGCGGGGGTGTTCCTGGAAATCTTTACACAATAGCAGGGGCGGCTTATATCGTCTATCGCGGGGATGTCAAGAACATGATCAACCATAAATTCCATTGTTCCGGTGTGGACTATGTTTTGAATAAGACAGTCCTTTATGATTCGGGCTATTATCAGATAAATAAAATGGTCAAAGATTGGGAAAACGAAACAACGGATATTGAAGCAATATATTGTGCGGCGGCATAAATGGCGATATTCGGAACTGGCAGACCCAAAATAATCACGTCAGCGGACGTGTCAATAAATCTTGATTACGGAAAAGTTCTAAAGGATGAACCGGATTTTTCATTGAACATAAGACATCAAAATCCAATATCTGGAGATAGGGTTTATGTTTCGAGAGGTTATCATTGGATTTACGAAATTCAACTTTATCTATACAAATTCGCTGCACCGGATGTTACGTATGATCTTTTAAACACGGCCTTATATGATACGGTGACACTATATCGGCACAGAGATTCAGACCCATTTAAGGATGAGTCCGGCACAGTGTGTCCCTTTAAATTTACAGAATTGATTCCATTTTACGTGGAAACAGTTGAATACCGAGATGCCTTAATATGCAAATTTGAAAGTACAAAATTAATAGACCTGGCATTTTCCTCATTTGGTACATTGTCAACCGAGGAGGATATAACAATAACAACGGAAACCGATGAAGACCTAAGAACAAGATAGGAGTTTGTGATGAAAAAATTATCTGCTGTTTTTTTAATCTGTATTTTTGCCTTGCCTCTTTGGGGGCAGGTAAGGATTAGCGAACTTGTCGAATTAACTTCTCCGACGGGAGTCGATTCAATTCAATTTCCAGTGACTTGTAAATCCGGAGCAACAAAATATACAAGAAAATTTCATTGGAATGACATGATCACTGCAATAAGGGACTCATGCGAAGTCACGACATTCGACAGCCTCAGGATGTCTCTTTTGAGATTGGGCGGTCAGAATGTTACACTTTTAGTAAAGGATTCCATTGAATATGTGACGGCATGGCGAAGAATAGCGGATTCAGATGCTGACGGGTATATAAATTATGCGGGTCTTGAAAGCGATGTCAGGTCTGCGGTGTTCAGGGATCAGCTTTTGCTTATGACAAATACCGTGACGAATGCTTCCATTACTGAAGATTATGGCGGGGCAAATAACATTAGACTGTCATGGACTGGCAAATTGCTTCTTTATAATCCTGTTACAAACAAATATGAATATCTTGTTGATGCGACCTCCGGGGCAAAAAATATTGATTTGAATAATAGCACTGCAACAACCGCATATATCAAGATGTCGGAAATTGATAATAATGGAAGTTCGCTTACTGTTTATTATACAACTTACAATATTTCTGCAACCATAGGTGATCCTGATATTTTTATTTTGGCACAGCAAAACACAGGAGGAAATCAGGAAGATGTTAGTGGTCCATTAGTGGATTTTCTTAATAGGTGGCTGACTATAGACTTGGATGATTTTCGGGATGTGACGGACACGGATGGTGATGACAAACCGCAAGTACTCGATCCAGATTTGACGCATCAGAACTTTGGAAACGGAAGGGCGTTGCTAAATGCAACATCTCTTTCCTTTACGGATGCTTTTGATGACAGTTTAATAACCGGAATGACAACAGTAAGCGGAACCTATACCATACCAGAAGTTACTTTCCAAGGAAACACCAGACGTGCGCTCCGGGCAACTGGCGGGAACTATACTTTTGACATCACCGGGACATATTTGCCAACAGATATATCGGGTTTTGTGAAAAATGTTTCGGGTGCAAATATTTTGCTTATTTATCCGGAATACGGTTCAGGCGGAACCAATGCCAAAGTATATGAGACGTATTTGCAGATAGCAGACAGCACGGGCGGGGGGAATACCCAGACTGCAATAAAGACATCAACAAACGAATGGTATTATTTTAAACTCACAGTGAATAACCATGACATGATTTTGAGTTTGTGGTCAACAGACAATGACAGTAATTTCTATTATATGGGCGAAGCAAGAAGAAAAGATGCCACCCAGACATTGACGACCGGAAAGGTCAGGATTACTCTGTATAGCACAAATTATTTATATGATTTAAGAATCAATGGAAATACCGGTTTTGCCACAAAATCTGGTCTTCTTTCGGATGTGTCCTATTCCAAAGACACCAGAACTGATACCTTGACGGCATTGAACGGGGAAAATATCTATAATAAAGACAGAGCATATTTTAATAATGGACTCGAAGGTGACGGGTATCAGATAGGCGAGGGAAGTATATGCAGTTTCAGTAATAATTTCAATGCCGGGGAATACAAGGGGATAAAAGCCTATGCGGGCTCACTGGACATTATTTATGAAAATGCAACGCATGACAGTATTATGTTTGTTGAAGGAACCCTTACTCCCGCGAAATCGCCTGTATTCTATATTAACAAAGGGATGAAAGACAATTATTATAAATTGAGTTTTGATTCTAAATTAATAACAGACCAGGAAATTTTCTTTGTTAATCTTCAGGGATATATTCCTTCTTCATCACCCAGGGGATATGTCTGCCAGAACAGGATTTCCTATTTTGAATACGGAGTCAAGCAGAACGAAACTACATATTATCAGGCGCGCAGGACTTATCATCTCCCGGCGGGTGATTCTACGTGGACGCATCACGATTTCTATGTTTATGATGAAACAGTGGAATGGTATATTGACAGCACCCTGGCCTATTCGGGAAATCTCTCAGCTCTGGCGAACCATGACAGTATATCATATATTACCATTGGTTCCACCTATAACACGGATTTCAAAATTGATAATATTGTCATAGCGGACCTTCCGTCAACATTGGCATCAGTGCAGAACAGCAAACGCGGAAGCCCTGTATTCATTCATGGGGATGCGACTGATTACAGCATTAACAGCAAGGGAGGGAAAAACTATTTTGAAAAAAACATCCGGGCGGAAGATTATATAACAGCAAAAAATTTGCCGCTCAATTTGTCATGCCTGGACAGTGTGGAATTGGCGAATGCTGGATTTACCGCATCGACCAGTTTTTCAGCATGGATGGCTGGAACGAATGGTATTGTAAAGGTTCCGTTTTGGGATTATTTCCCTGATAAGATCGGTACGATAGCATTTGACGTGATTCCCAATATAGACCTTTATGATTCAGTCGGTACATTCAGGGTGCTTCAAATTGGTTCCGGGACATCCAATAGTTCAACAAGAACAAATGGAATGTACATTGATTTGAATACGTTCAGGAACGAATCGACTTCTGATTATAATATGAGATTCAGGGGAAATGTTTTCTTTAGATATGGATATGGGAATGATTACGGAACAGATTCTTTGGGATATAATGTCGAAAAAATGGCCCCTTGGATCAGGGATGTTGCGGCAATGGGAATTAGATATACGGGAGTCGTAGACACCCCGGCCTATTTTTATATAAGAGATGACAGTTTGGTGGTATGGGATCAGGGCGCAGACATTCTCAGGGTTTCCCTGAGTAATGCGTCGTATAATTATTCCGATGAAATAGCGGATGCTCTTGCAGCGGACGATATAGATGTCCGGTATCTGGCGTATGAAAAATCTATAAATCTGATGAATACCGAAGATACTGTACGATTTGATGTCTGGCCGAAATTTCTCGAAAGGTCAAGCATTTGTCAGAAAAAAGAATTCAGGCTTTGCTTTGACGGAAATACCCAGGAAATATCTCTTTATATTGACGGATGGGAAGTCAACGAAAATGATGATGAAATGGTGTCGGAATTTTCCTGGGGCGGATATGTGACGTTCGGGGGTAAGCCGGACGGGACAACCAGATTCCCCGGACAAATTAAAAACATTAGATTGTATCCATATTTTTACAGGCCGCCACGTCCGTTTATTATGGCAGCCCATTATCTAAAAGAGGGTGACGATACTACCCATAACGCTTCAAATGTTTATCTTGGCGATCTGTCAACTACCAGATACCACAGGATAATGAGTTACTTGGATAGTCTTGGATTTGTCAACCTGAAAATGAAGGATTTGCTGGATATTTGGAAGGGAAAAGAACCTCCTCTTAATTCATATGCTTTCAGTTTAGATGATTACAGTTTTAGAAATTATTATAATTTCAGGGATGATTTCCAGGCAGAAGATACTTACCCAATCTGCGCGATTAACTATACTGCTCTTGATAGCGATACCGAGTGGGATTCTGTAAAGGTTACAGAAGATGCCGGATGGGATATTATTTCTCATAGTTTCGCGCATGATGAACATGACACAATTTCATATTGGCTTTTTAATGTCAATTTCGACAGCACGGAAGCGAGAAATCTGAGATATACTCATTCTGTTCCCAGAGTATTTGCCTGGCCCGGTGGAGCGAGTTCTCAGGAATCATGTGACGCTTTACGATTCGAGGGCTATGAAATGGGTTTTGATGGAACAACTTATCCGTTTTGTCGCGGGATACGAAAATACAATCAGCCCAGGTATCCCGTGACAAGCGAAACGCAGACATTTGCAAACGTCAAGGCGTATATTGATAAAATTTATATTGATCCAAAGAAAATAAAAATGAAATGATGATTGCGTAATTGTCTGCATGAAAATAATAAGTTATTAAAAATAATGATATTATTCATGACTGGCAGTCATGAGGTCGACGGTTCGATCCCGTTCAGCTCCACAAATTCAAGCCCCTGTTTTTATTAAGCAGGGGCTTTATTTTTAGAAACTTGTTTTGTTTGGCCTGTTTATATGAGATATGGTAAAATACGGCATTTTTTGAAAGATTTGTTTGCATCTTTGTTTGCACTTTAAGTCTTTACTGCAAACATAATATTCCTTATTTCATCCGTTCTAAAGTTTGTATAGACTTGAGTGGTGATTATGGAGGCGTGACGAAGTACTAACTGAACAAATCTGATGTCCTGACCTTGGGCAAGAAGCTCATGGGCAAGGCTGTGTCTTAGAATCTTTACCGCGCCGGGCTTTGTGATACCGGCCTTTTTTTTAGCTTTTTTAATGGAATGGTCAAGGCTGGTATAGTTCATATCGCAGACATATCCCTTGCCGGCTAATGGCCGCAGTTCCCGCTCAAGCACGGGAAAAATGATGAATCTTTGATTCTCTCCTGTTTTGGCCTCCCTGATTAATCCGTACCCAGACTCCCAGAAAATATCTTCCCATAAGACATTCCGGCAAATTTCCACCTTTCTGAGTCCGGCATGACGGGCCAAAAGAAAGCCCTTTAACGCCTCTCCCTTTAGGTGTTCCTGAACAGCGTCTTTTTCCTCTATCGTCCAAAATCCCGGGTCTTTTCTCTCTGTAGTTATGGGAATCATGTTGAATACGTTTTGTTTAATATGGCCTCTTTTAATTCCCATGTTAAACGCAGCCCTTAAATGCCGGATGATTATGCTCTGGCTGGTAGGTGAATATCCTGCCAGCATTTTTTCAATATCAACGATCCTGTTTTCAAGCTGTGCGATTTTTGCGCTTTCGCCCACTGCCGAAATCAGTTTCTTGAATGCGTGATCATAAGCGTAAATAGTCCGGTCATCCACAGAACGGCCTTTTTTTATTGCTAAAGTCTTATTCTCAAAGAACCATTTTCTAAAATCATTCACGGTGACCGGATCGGCCTGTTCTTTTAATGGAGAGACAAACGGGATGCCTTTGATTCTGGACTGGATTAGTCTTTGATCGAACTCAGTGAGGACTTGACGGGCAAGGGTCTGAGACGTTCCGGGCGGGAGATATTCAGAATAGAACTTACCATTGATTCTGTAATCTATGCGCCAGCCCGTGCCTGATTTCAGACGGCGTTTTGATAGGGAGGCCATTCAATCGCATTCATTTTTTTATTTCTTCAATATGTTTTAGAATTTTAATAATATTCTCGTTTATATTAATTATCGCTTTTCCTATTTCATCGAATGACAAAGGCTCCTGTGGTTTTTCTTCTTCTTTGATTGGGTATTTGGGAACGATCTGCGAAAACTGTTTTGTAAGTAAAGCCTTCCCGTCCTCAAAGATTTCATAAGGCAATTTTAATTCATCGGAAAAATATTTTGAAATCTTTTTAAGGGTACTGGCATTGGGAGTATTGCCAGTCTTCCATTTCCAAAATGCCGCCTCAGTTATAACTACTTTACGACAGAAATCTCTCTGGCTTATATTTAACAAATTGATAAAATAAATTAAATTATTATAAAACATAAAGTAAACCTTTTAATGTTAAAAATAAAAAAATTTCATTTTTTACTTGACAAAAAGTAAACTTGTTTATATATTACCATCAGACCAAAAGGACAAACAATGAATAATCCAATTCAAAATCCAGAAATTAGAAACGCAGACGGGCGCAACTCATTGTTGTGTTCCTTTGGTCAGGATTGCATCTCCGTTGCCCCGTCTGCATCTATTTCCTTTGCCTCCGCAAAGGGTAAAGCCCGCGGCCTCAGGTTTTCGGTTTTCTCTCCTTCCGGATCACCTGGGGTTGGGACATATCTCTCAGGCCCAGCTCGCGCAGCCTTGCGAGGGTACGGCGCAAGCGGGCCCTTCCAGGCAGTTCCCCCAGAGGAGGATCATGCCTCATAATACCGAAATCAATTTTTTTACCGCTTGCCGTGCGATAGGTGTGAATCCGCACGACTTCCCCGTGATCGTTCCCCGATACATCGCCCGACGCTTGACCAGAGGTACAATCCGAGATTACAGGACTTTCTCGAAGTACTTCCCCATTGCCGAGATCGGAGGAGTCAGGGGAATACCCGCTCAAAGCCTCAAGGTCTTTTTTGATTCGTTTGAAATTCTTTCTTTTCCGTCCCACAGGTTCCCTCAGTCAAAGATAATCCAAATCGCAAACAAAATCAACAGTGAATTGAACGCCGGTAATTTAATTTTTTTATCCGAAAAACGCAAGGAATCCAGTTTTCTAAATCGGAAAGCGGCTGATTTCAAATTGAAACAAAGCAAAACAGGAAATTAGGATTCTAATTCGGAATCGGAGGAGTGATGGAAAACGGGAATGGAATGCATCTGACAAGAGGAGATGCCGAAATCTTAAACTCAGCAATTAAACAGCTTATTGCGAAAGGCCGGATTCCTAAAGAGGAAACTTTCGCCGATCTCTGCCAGATGAGTTACAATCAACTGGTCAAGAGAATGAACGGCTTAACTCCAATTGACATAGGAGAGAGGTGGACGTTCTGCCGTGTCATAGCCATGTTGGATAAAGACGCGGGTGAATGGGTCTGTCGGACGATCACGGGAATCCAGTCTTTGAGGATAGTGGAATGAAGTACGTTATCCTCAGAAATCCCGACATCGAAGGGCTTGAAGTAGCCGTCATATTTGACGACAGTTATCCGCACAAGATGTTTAGGATGTTCAATCCTATTTCTGCCGGATTTGTTACGATCGAATGTAATGAGGTTCACGTTTACGGATATTCTGAGTCTCTGCAACTCTGGCCGCGTCCTCCGGATGAAGAGCTTATCAAGCGAGCCATAGCCACAAAACAAAAAATTTTTATTGAAGATGAAATGAATGTCGAGGTGCCAGATGGAAAGCACTGAACTCTATTGTATGGAAGAGGGTGAATATACCCCTCATTCGTGGGACCGTCAAGAGAGAATTTTTGTCTGTGATGTCTGCGGACAGATTTACGATGAATTTGTGCCGTCCTCCTGGGAGGAGACGGTTGAAATGAGGAGACATATCAATGGAAAATGAAGCGGAGGGAAAGGAAATGGAAGCAATTCCAGAACAAATAGAACACGATGTTACGGCTGTCACCGTGTTCGATCCTGATCCAGTCAGGGCACTGGAACAGGCCAGTACAATGATCAAGGCGGTGTCTCAAATCTGCAAAGGCCCGCAGTACATCTCTATCATCGGAGGAAAGAAATACCCAAAAGTCGAATGGTGGACAACGGTCGGCGGGTCAAAAGGTCTTTTCCCTTATCTGGTCTGGTGCAAGAAATTGGACCGCCCGGACGAGGTGGCTTACGAGGCGCGGGTGGAGGTAAGGAACCAAGTCAACCAAACGGCGATCACGGCGGCTGAGGCCATCTGCACCGACAAGGAAAAAAACTGGAAGGGTCGTGACGAATACGCTATAAAGAGTATGGCGCAGACCAGGGCAACCGCAAAGGCTTTTCGGTTGGGTCTTTCATTCCTGGCTACAATGGCAGGACTTGAAGCGACACCGGCAGAGGAGGTTCCGAGGGGCGGCTTTGATGGCAGGCCCAAATTCAAGGCAGAAAATACGAAACAGCCCAAAGAAAAAACGAAGTCAAACCGGTTCAAGGCATGGCTCGAAGCCAAAAACAACGAGAATCCGATTGACACCCTTGAAGCTCTCTCCAATCTCACGGAAGGGAAAGTTACCACCTGGAAAGGTCTGGATCAGGCCACAGGCGAAAAATTATTTGACTTGCACCAAACTGCCATCCTTGCATTTGAAAAAGCATTCACGAGGTGAGCCATGATCACGATGGCCTTTACGCATGACCGCAGACCTGAGGCGTGCAGAAAATCAAATAAGAAATTTCCGAGCCGGAAGGTCTGCGATAAGTGTCGCTTGGAATGTCTGCAATGCGGCGAGGAATATTGTGCCTCTGAAGATTATGTGTCGGATTATTATTGTGAAACCTGCACCGGCGATATTATAAGGGGGTAGCCATGACAAAGACCAGAAAAATCATCGAACTCAAAAAACAGATCGCAGACCTTAAAACAACTGTCAATTTGCAAAACTCCATCATTGACGAACAGGAAAAAGAACTCGAAAATACAAAGATGATTCCGGAAAGGTTTTCCCCAAAAAGTGAAATGTTTCTGGACTCTTGGCAACAGGCAGAACTCAAAAAGAGGCAGAGGGAAGATCGGGAATTTAAGGATGTCATCTCGGAAACGTGCGGACTTTAAAATGAAAAGCCCCGTGTCATGTTCTTTCAAAACAAATCAAACACTAATCACCGGGCGTTTGATGGGAAATGATAAACGGTTAGAATAGCACGGAAGGAAAACCGCTCCAAGTTTGGAGAAACCGGCGGGGCTTTTTTAAAAGGACAACATGGAAATAATCTCAATATCAAATGAAATCGAAAAGAAGATCAAGGCACTTGAACAGGGCCGGAAAATCTTAAAAGAGCGAGCCGAACAAAAGGCGCAGACCCTTGCGGAGTACGAGAGAAGAATAGCCGTGACCATTATCCAATTGCAGAATGGGCAGTCTTTTGAACTGGACGGACAGCATATCAAGGAGCCGCCGGCTACTACCACCGAGAAGATAGCACGGGGAATATGCTGGAAAGAGAAATTGGAGATGGAACAGGCAGAAGCAGGGTATAAGGCCGGGATTGTTTCCATGCAGTCCTTGGAGGCAGAACTGAACGGGTATCAGTCAATATTCAGATATTTGAGCGAGAAATGAAACCCTATTACCAGCGAGACGGAATAACAATTTATCATGGGGATTGTTTGGAAATTATGCCACAATTAGAACAGAAATTTGATTTGATATTTACAGACCCTCCATGGCCTAACGTAACTGCGGGAATGAATACGAATGAACCATATAAATTAATGGAATATTTTTTTAAAATATTATCTAAAATCGAAATTTCCCGCAAAATGATTTTATTTTTTGGATGTGATTCAGACCCGCGTATAATTTCAACTGTCCCAAAACAATTTACTTTTTTCAATACTTGTTGGATTGAAAGAATACCACCATTTTTTAAAGGCTCCAAGTTTATTGGAGCTGATATAGCTTATGTATTTGGAGATTTTAAATCACCGACCGGAATTGGGAAAAAAGTATATAATCAAATGATAGGAATGGTTAGTGGTGGCCAAAGAATTAATGACCATCCGGCTCCGCGCAACCAAAAAACTATGGATAAAATGATTTCAATTTACTCTCATCTCGAAGAAATAATATTGGACCCCTTTCTCGGTTCTGGTACTACCCTTACGGCTTGTGCTAAATTAAATCGTAAAGGTGTTGGAATTGAGATTGAAGAAAAATACTGTGAAATAGCAGTTATGGAGATCGAAAAAGTCCTCAATCAAACGAGATTGGATTTATGAACTCTCTCCGCAAAGAACTTGACCGCCTCTGGAAAGAAGCCGTGTACTTACGGGCTGGATATAAAAGTGAGCTGTCGGGCAAAGAGGGAAAACAGATCGGAGGGGATCATGTCTTGAATGCTCATCACATCATCCACAAACCAAACAACTATCTGAGATATTCCCTTGATAACGGAATTTGTGTCACTTCAGGTGAACATCTTTACGGCTGTCACGGTCCACAAGAGGAAAGATATAGAGAATGGATAAAAGAAAAGAGAGGTCAAGACATTTACGAAAGATTGTCCATATTTAAAAACAACAAAGTAAAAGACCTTTTATTGGTAAAGATATACTTAAATGAACAGATCGAAAAAATGAATTATATGTATAGAAGCATTGAATTTTTTAAGAAGAATGACCCCAGTTTTATTAAAAAGACCAGGGAAAAGGCATGACCTTCCAAAACGTCACAGAATCGCGTACAATCGAAAACGCGGAAAATGCGATGTCTGATATATCCCTTGAAGAAAAAACCGTTCAGAACGGCAATGCAAGCGAACTGGATATATTTGGCAATCAAATCCCTGCTCCTGAATGTCAATTTTGCGGAAAATCCTTCCCAAAGAACGAACGTCCAAATAAAAAATATTGTGACAATTCCTGCCGGGCGAATGCTTACCGCGAGGCCGAAGGCAGAAAAACCGAGCAGCGGAAAAATGCCCGGGCTTTGTCTGCCTGTGACTTTGCAGAACATAATTCCGATATAGTTTTGAAAATTGCCGAATGGATCAAGGATGACATTTCAAAAGGATTCCGGTCAACCTTCAGGTACTATTGGGAAAACTTCAGGCGGTACAGATGGCAGATTGGGCAGCCGGTACAGCTCAACGATCATTTTGAGCCGACCATAAAAAAATTGATTTTGAATAGATTTCCGGAACTTGAGGCAGTGATAAGAATGAGGACAAAATAAATGGCAAGAGGCCGTTTTATTTCAAGATCAATTTCGACATCCGAGAAGGTGACTCATATTCTTCCGGAAATTCTCACGAGACATTCATTGAACCCGGCATGGGGTGTTTTGCTGTATACCTGGCTTCATCCGCACGCTGATGATTTTGGAAGGATGGACGGAAGCGCATTCTGGATAAAACACAATATTTTCCCGGCATTTGATCTAACCATTGATACAGTAGACCATTTACTTGATGCTATTTCAGAAGCGGGGCTAACAGAGCGATACGAGATTGACGGGAAAAAATATATCCAGATCATTGATTTTGAAAGACATCAATCAGGATTAAATAAACGTACCGAGAGCCATTTCCCGGAAATTCCAAGAAATTCCCGGAAATTCCCATTAGAAGTAGAAGAAGAAGTAGAAGAAGAAGTAGAAGAAAAGAGTATGGGCGGCGACAAAAAACAGAGGCCGCCCGCTCCACGTATTCTTTTTGAAATATATCAAAAGGAAAATCAAAAACTTGCATCAGTAAAAGAGTTCACAAAAGAGCGGGAAAGGAAATGCAGGATAAGACTTTCAACCGATAACTTCATAGAAAATTTCACCAATGCGGTCAAAAAAGCTCAATCAACACCGTTTCTTTGCGGTGGGAATGCGCGTGGGTGGAGAGCGGATTTTGATTGGTTTATTGCTAACGATACAAATATTATCAAGGTTTTAGAGGGCCGATATTCAAACGGAAAAGTTCAAGAAAAAACTCTCGATGAATTAAAAGCGGAATGGAAAAAAAGAGACGCGGAGGCAAAAAAATGATAAGGGATGAATTTGATCCTCTGTTTAAAATTCTTGCATCACCATGTATTAAAAACGAGGATGAAATCAGGTTGAAGGCAGACGCTTATTTTATGGCGCTGAAAGAGTTTTCCTGGGAAACGTTTGACACGATAGTGAACAGGGAAATATTAAACGATGATAATTTAAGGGTCCACTTGCAAAGTCCTGCATATTACAGGCATTCGTGCGCTCAAGAGTCCGACAGAAAAAGGCAGATGATGACAGGCGATGAACATCCAAACAGACAGGAAATTCAGAACGGGATTAATTTTGTGAATTTACTTGCAAGGGCGAACAATGAACACGGGAAAATTGAGGGGGTTGATGAAAGCATCTCGAATATTGCAGGATGTTTTGGAAAGTTAGCTCAGGAATATTATAAACGGTGGGGAATATCTCAAACAACGGGGGGTGCGAAATGATGAACGATTCACGCCGCATGGGTCATAAAATGGAATACCGGATTGACCGAGCCTCAAAAGACACCTGTTTAATGATGATTTATGATTCCGTTTTACGGGCGTGCCAGTTGTTTGAGAAACTTGAGAAGGCAGGAAAACTGCACGGAAACGGGAAATTTGCAGCTCAGGAAATAGCGGAACACGCAAAGAATCTTCTGGAAGAGAGGTGGAAGAATGGGTAAGATTCTAATCTATTTTATCATCTTTGCGTTGGTTCTCATTTATGGAATCTGGTGCATTTATGCTGTTGCGGGGAAATCTGATGAAGATAATGAAAAAATCAACAGCAAGGAAATCAAACGGCAAAGAAAAGCAAAACGGAACTGATTAGATTTGTTGTTTTCCTTAAGCCCGATCAAGCCAAATGGTTGAAGGGGAAAGAAAACAAATCGAAAACGATTAGAACAGCCATTGAAGTTTATAGAGACCTTTTTTATGAAAAGAATTGAACGAGAGCGCAGAGCCTATGTCGACAGAAAGTACAGATAACAAGATCATCGGCAGACGTGCATAGTAGGGGTCTGTACCTGCGCTCCGTTCCAAATTAAAGGGAGGCCGCCATGCGGAAGATAATAGTGGAAATTCAGGCACCAGAACTCACCTACAACTGTTTTCGCATAAAGGAATTATTGAGTTATTGGTGTCACGGAGACCAAAAGATACAAGTTGAAGTTTTGTCCGACACATCCGATCCGCAGGTACACCGAACAACAGAAACAGAACTGGACAACTTTATAAATGGACGAGAAGATTTGAGATTTTAGTTAAGCGGAGGTTGTTATGCGGAAGATAGAAGAATGCACCACTTGTAAATTTTTCAATGAATGTAGATTCAGTCATTCACGTAACGGAGCGGATCATTGCAATTTTTTTATTAAGGTAGTTGCTGATCCGCAGACATTTGACTACGAACAAAAACTCCGTGATTTACTGGCTATCATTCACAAAGATGGTGGTCATTATACCGAACAGCACGGCATCAAAAAATCTTTTGATGACGCTAAGAATGAATATTACAGATTGCGTGTAATAGAACAGACCGCTGATCCGCAGGCAGGCCGAAAGACAGAATGAAGGAGGCCGAGAAATGAAAATTAACATAAAGGGCGCGTATCAAATATATCAGATCAATGGTAAGTTAGACGGTTGGCAATTTGAAATATTTCCATTTTGCAATTTGTTTCATAACAGGGGAGATGATGGGGAGCCGATAGTGTTCTGTTTTGGTTTTGGCTGGCTGTTTTGGTCATGTAGTATTTGGATTTGGCCTAAAGGGGTGCTGGGCGAAAGCAACACGAGATAAGCGACCGAAAGGAGGATAGAAGATGGACAATATTATAATCAAGAAAGTAACAAATGGGTACATAATCGAAGATAGTATATTCACCAGAGTATATAATACATTAGAGGAGGTATTCGATCACCTACTACTGCAATATGAGGGCCGGTCAGAAACATTCCGTAGCGATTCATACGGAAAAGTCACCATTAACAGGGAGCTGAAATGACCAAGCCATTGCCGTGTCCGAGATGCGGAGCAGACATTGAGTCTGGAAAGGATTCCAGAAGTTGTTTGTGTGTGAGTATGTTTCGGGTAAAATGCAAAAACGGGCACGCTTGGGATGATTGGTACTATGACAAAGAATCAGCCATAAAAGCGTGGAACGAACGACCGAAAGGTGAAAAGTGATGTCTAACGAATACGAAAATTTCCGCAGAGCGCAGTATGAGGACGGGGCAACATTTGTTCCGGTGTGTGAAAAATGCGGGAGATTCGTTAGGGCAGATGCAAGCATATATGTGGACGGCAATGGCTTAAAAGATTGTCCGAATGCAACTTGTTCAAAATGCGGTCGCACAAAAATGCTATTTGAGGGATTCATTTAATGAGCCACAGATGCGCGTCAGCGCATGGTAAGTGTCCGCGGGGCCGATGGCACTAATGCAACGCTGCGGGAACGTCAGAGAGGGTAGCCGGAGTGGGGGATCCCGGCCTGTGGTTCTGATAACGAAGGAGGATGGGATATGAATAAGTTTTATGAATTTACAGACAGGTACAAAGCACTTGGGATTAAACCGCCAGATCCGGAAACCATGTGCGATGGGCAATGCGAAGGAACCGGACGGGTTCCTATTCATGAAAGCGATACAGAAGAGCCATTCCGCTCACTTTGGCTTGAAGCGGAAAACAAAAGTCACGCAGAAGACAGATGGCATTTTGTAAAGTGTCCCGAATGCAACGGAACCGGCAAAACAAACAAAGGGAATTAATATGAATAGCCTAAAATGGATAGCGGCATTGCTGTTGCTTTGCTCCTGTGATTTTCCACAGCAAACGCAGTCCGAGACAATGACCGAACCGGCAACAGTTGAGGATACTTTTTACCAAGCATCAATGCACGGCTCTACCGGGGGGGTTGGTTTGGGGATGGACGGGAATATTTCTTTTCATTCGGGGTCTGTTTATGTGCCGGAAAAATACGTGATTGTTTTCAAGTGTCAACACGGGAAATTTATTATTGAGGGTGGCGGGGACAGAAATAAAAGACTATGGAGCGTGTTGTCAAAAGGCGATAACGTTATTGTCTACTACAAGGAAAACTATCTCGTCAGCAAAAAACACGGCAAGCAGTTTACTGGATATGACTTCATTGACGCTGAAAAAGTCAATTAATGGGGGTCAAATGTTCGAACGAATAATTCCGATACTGCTGTTGGCTCTTTCCTGCACCGGTCCACAGGGGCCGCCGGGAGCGGATTGTGATATGGACTGGTTCAGGAACGAGATGGACAGCGTAGACGTTCAGCAGGATTCACTTTTCGGTCGTATCGAACAACTTGAAATTGCGGATAGTTTAATGCGTGACAGATTGTCACGGCTTGAAGCATGGCCTCTTGATTCTCTTTGGTGGTTTTACGGTGAACTACAGAGGATTTCTCGGTCATTGCAAAATATGCAACAAGCGATTGACAGCCTGCACTCCTGGATGACCGACACGATACCGCCCGATAGCATCCGGTGGGGTGCGTTCACTATTAAGAACATTGTCGTGGACTGGGTCGATATTACATGGACGCATGACTGGCGTGATGTGAACGGTCAGCCTGAACAGGTCGCCTATTTCGAGGTGGCCTACCGGTGGAACGATGTCGAAAACACGTTCATCGGGGCAACAACACCAGACTTGAAAACGTTCCGTCCGGCCTGTTGGTTCCGCTTGCATGATCTACCATTGGGGAAAATAGTCCCGAGCGTCAGGGCGGTTGATGCGAATAATAATAAATCAGGATGGCGACAAACGGATGCGGAGGGTTGGTGGATTGTGAGGGTAAGATGAAAACCTTGTTATTAATCCTTTTCCCTGTCCTGCTGTTTGCTCAAGCAAACGAGACAACGGCGGATAATATTTTGTGATGGCATGAGATTTCAAAAACAGACAGCCTTATTGTGAACAGCACCGTTAAAATGATTCCACTCCGTTTTATTTACCCTGTTTGGAAATCAGATGGAACCGAATTTATACCAGAGCAGGACTGGAAAATTGAATTAGTTGAGTTATGGAAACAATATAAGGCTGAATGCTACGCAGATTCAAATGAAGTATTTTTTAAATTTGTACATAAACAGCCTACAGTAGAGGGATTTTTTGATTGGATTGAAAGGAGGACGAAATGAAGTGGAGTGAGACTGTTGCAAGCAAGTGCCTGATCTGTGGCACGAATGAGGATGCTGAATGTACGCTCATCCCGATAGATGGAACTCAAGAGGGGATGAATGTCAGGTGTGAGATTGTACATATTCGATGCCTTGATTTGTGGTTTTCGATAGAGCAGGGATTGATATACCATTGTTTGGTAAATTGTGATTAGCGTGGTGACAGAAGAAATGTACGCGAGAATGGACTGGACAAATGGGCCGAAAGCGGTCTCACCGATGCCCGGTCGTGGTGAGTGCAGGTATCGAATCCTGCTTACGCACAGAATTTCAAACCAATCAAATCCGAGGGGATTAAAATGAGAAAAAGAAAATTGACTGAATTTCAAAGGATGTATTCAAAAATTAGGGGATGGGAATACATAGAAGTAGTCAAAACTATTTGTACATCAAATATAAAGGAATTCGACAAAGACATACTATTGAATAATATATTTGAGACTATAGCAAATGATGCATATCTTGAATGTCAAGATATTATGGCTCCGATGATTCCAATTTCATGTGATAAATGCGATTTAAAAGATAGGCCGTAAAACCTATTAAGGAGGTCGTGGAATGCCAGCAAATGAACGGAGGAGGATGCGTGGGGTTTTTGAACCTGAAAGGCTCACGTCTTTGGAAGAAGCCCAAGACCATTGGGAATGGCTTACTGCGCGAGATTGCACACGTCAGATTGATTTTAGGGTGCATGAACTCCCTGGAAAAAACGGAGTGCAGATGGGAGGGGAAAAGTGAACACCTGCAAAACGTGCAAGCACTGGTCTAAAACCGGATATTCGTATGGCGAATGCAATGCCGTTGTTTTTAACCATTTAAAAATAAATTCAATAGGATATGTTTCTGGTTTTCCATTTGATGGGTATTTGCTTTTCGGCCAAAATTTCTGTTGCATCCATTACGCCTCAAAAGATGCACCAAAGCGGAAAGTGGCACGTAAGGCTACCCAAAGGGGGAATTAACTGCGATACGTTGGGAGGTTTTATGTTTATTACTATCGAGGGGAATAGAAAATGTTCCGCGTGTGGTGCGGTCAATTTTTTTGAAATTGTATGCAGAAATTGCGAAACCGTGATTAGGTGTATTAAATGTTGGCACGAAAAAACAATATCAGTGACAATGGTTTATTCTGAATCCAACAGTTACACGGCAATCAAATATATAAGCGAAGATTCGGAGAAACCAGAATTATTCTAAAGTGGTACATCAATCCAGAATACTTCAAAAAGAACTACGGGGAGGCATGAAAGGAACACCTATGCTAAACAGTACGATATGCCAACATCGCGGAGAAATCCGGCTTATGGCTACTGGCCCAGCGATGAGGGCAATTAAGCACCCTGGCAAGGTTGGTAAATAGACCGTAAAAAGACATCGCAGGTGTTCCCTTATTTTAAAAAGGAGGATTAACCAATGAGCCTGAAAACTTGGAAAAAAGAATTTTATCCAATCTCTGCCAACAGGGTTAAAAAACAGGATGCAATTGCACACTCTTTAAGAAAATGGATTGGACTTTTGCCCGAAAATCTGGGGAGGCATGACTGTTTAATAAATAACCTTACTGTATTATATACAACCGACCGCCCATACGATGGGCTTCCGATAGATTCAAGGACGTGTGCGCTATGCCGAATATATGGTGGAGATTGTGAAGACTGTCCGTTGTTCAAACTACACGATACTCGATGTAATGAACCGGTCATGGAACGTCCTTCTTTGTATCATCAGTTTACATATCACAATAATCCAAAACCAATGATCGCCGCACTGAAAAAATGCCTTGCAATAGAGCGGAGGGGAAAAGCACACAAAGAGAGAATAAAATAGGGGATGAAATATGCCGATTAAATTTGATGATACTGTAAAAGTAATAAACGGTTCAAAGTCTGATTTGATCCGGGAATTTCTAAATAAAATTCCTGAAGATATTGCATATACTTATATTGAACTTGCAGAACAGTTCCACGTTGATCCTCATACCATCGCAGATGTAGCCAAACATTTCAATGCCACCATACGAATATTAACGGGGTCCGGGAAAACTTTGACGGTTGTTGTAAACCCTGCCACCGCAAAGAAGAGGAAACAAAATGATAAATCTAAATGAGGTTGGACCGGAACTGACAAAAGAACAGAAGGACATGGCGAAACTTGAGGAGATGATCCGCGCCGGCCAGGGGCAGACGAGAGAGTTAAAAAAACTTTTAAAATACTATCAAGACCTTGTTATTGAGAAGGAAAAAGAGCTTGAGGTTGTGGCAAATTTACATCAACTGCATCAAACGATAACCATTGAGCCGGAACAGAAAAGTGGTAAATCAGAGACAACGGCCATTTTAACCTTGAGCGACTGGCACGCCGAGGAAACGGTTGATCCGAGGAAAGTAAATAATCTCAATGAATTCAATCTAAAAATACTGGATAAGCGAGTTAAAAATACATTTAGAAACGCGATGATATTGATAAATTTATGGAGAAAATTGACCAAAATTGACAATTTGATTATTAATATAAAAGGCGATATAATGACGGGGTTCATACATGAGGAATTTGTTGAATCAAATGCCCTTCATCCGACACAGACAATTTTACTTGTCATGGACTATCTCGCGGGCGGGATCAAGTTTATGGCAAAAGAGGGGGGATTTAAAAGTATCATAATTGCAGGGGATACCGGGAATCACGGACGGACCACTGATAAGATGCGGGTCGGCACAAGGAATGAAAATTCATATGAATGGCTGATGTATCATATTTTATCCAGGATTTTACAATCCGAGCCGGGGATTTCATTTTCCATACCAGAGGGATATTTCAACATGATGGACATTTACGGTAAAAATATCAGGAGCCATCATGGTGATTATGTCAAATATCAGGGCGGTGTCGGGGGAATATCAATTCCGGTAAATAAAGCTATTGCTGAATGGAATACTGGACAGGTTGCATATTTGGATATTTTCGCGCACTGGCATCAGTTTATTCATACCGCATATTGGATTTCTTGCCCTTGCCTGATCGGATATAATATGTTTGCGATAAAAATAAAAGCGAAATATGAACTTCCCGGCCAGGCGTTGATTTTCATTGAAAAAGACAAAGGACTTACAAGTGCCTTGAAGGTTTTTGTTTAGGGGGAAATATGACGCTTGAATCTAAAATATTGGTTATTTGTGGAATGTGGAACTTGACCGATGGGTGGTTTTCGATGTCCCTATATTGGGGATTAAAAGCCGGCGACAGACAACAGACATTTTGGAGAGATCATTATATAAGAGTAATACGTATGATTATAGGTGTTGTTTTAATTATCATAGCGTAAAGGAAAAAATACGATGACAATGGATTGTGAAAGATTCTGGTCAATTAGAAATACGAGAAGATTTCTTCTTGACCTTTTGGAATGGGAAGGTCCGATGCGAAAGGGGGAAATCAGGACACGGGCCTATGCGTGTCTGAGACATTTTCCCGAGGATTATTGGCTGAAAGAATTTGAAAAGGTTTGGGAAAATCACAAGGCGGTAAAATGATAATAATTCCAAACAAAAACGAGGCCGAACACCTTTTGAAATATCAAAAGGATTTCCATATTAGAATATCCACTCAACCAATAAAAACAAATGACCAAACGGTGATCTTGTTCGGGTCATGCGGGCTTTTAAAGAAACTGCCTTTAAATAAATTTTATGTTCCCAAAAAGGCCGCGGTATGGGGGCTTGATTTGAACTGGTCTTTGATGGCTCACTTTGACGTTCAATTTGTGGATTATGTCATTGAGACCGAGCTGCCGGTGCATGATAAGGCGACAGCGGATATTATCAGACAATACTGGCCTTTGGCAAAAATTGTGGACATGGAATCCGAGAGAATTGCACGGTTTTATGGCGATAGATTGACCATAGTGCGCTATCCGATAGACTTCTGCGAAAAGAAAATAACTTTTAAGGGAATAAATTGGCTTGCCAGAAAATTGCAACACAGGAGAATGCAGAAAAAATTTATTGAAATATTGTTCCAGTTAAATGATTATTTTCAAAAGGCCATCGAATGAAATTGATGAATCCTCAAATCAGAACGATTCTTTTGCAATCAATCATCACCGTATTAATGGGGGTTTTATTTTTAATAACGGGTAAGGGATGTTGGGGCTGGATGTTTGCCGGGCAGATTATAATTGAAGTTTATATATTTTTTGGTGTTATTTTTAAAATATTTCTGGCTTTTATGAGGATGTTATCCCATGCGGAACACTGAGGCAAAGATGACCCTTGGTTTTGTTCTATTTGTTGCTGTTATGGTTTGGTTTGAATCTAATTTTTACAAGATCACGGGACGAGAGCCAAATCCTTTGATTTCATTCAGGACAGGGCGGGTATTTATTGGAGCTGACAACATGAATAATCTTGCGTTGACCCCATTTGTTTTGAGGGCGTTAAATCCAGAAGACTTTGACAGATGGTACAAAAAGACGTATGGAATGGAGGCTATTAGTGTCGAGTTTGAAAAATAAGATAGCTAAGAGGATTTCCCCAATACCTTTAATGCTCTATGAATTGAGGAAAGATTTCAGTGGTTTCAGGTCACAACGGACCGCACGGCGACACGGTGAACCGATAGATATGAATGGTGCGGATCATTTGCATATCTATATGACCCTGGCCTGTAATTTAAACTGTTATTTTTGCATAAATAGAATTTTGGCTGACAAATCCCCGAAGTTCAATTCATGTCAACTTTCGGAATGGGTGAATTTTCTAAATCGCCTGCACGGAATTAGAGAGCTTTATTTCAACGGGGGGGAGCATTTCTTGATTGAAGGCTTTTCGGATGTCATAAACAGCTTGGACAATTTTAATATTCTGATATTTACGAATCTTCCAGAAGATGGATTGGGCGAAATTTCCAAACTCAAGAAGCATAATAATAATATCATCCTGAAAATGTCCTATCATCCATTAAATGATGTCCCAATTAATCAGTATATAAAACGGACAAAAATCATACCGAAAGGCATATTGTGGAATCCCCATATAATCAGGGCTGAGGGGGTTTCAACGGGGATGTATTTAGACAGGTTCCGGCGCGAGGGTATTCTTGCAACATCCGATGAATTAGTTTACAATGCCTACATGAAGAATAGACCGGCGCGGAGAGTCTTATGCCGGACAAATGAGCATATAATAGGCCCGGACATGAAAATGTATCGCTGCCTTGTGCATTTACTGAACGGGAAGAACGCGGAGGAGATTAATGATTATTCTTTTATGCACGAATTTATAGAATGCGACTATTTTCCCAAATGCAATACCTGTTCAGCTTACAATGACATTGAGGAAATCAAATGAGCATATGGTACCCATTAAAAGGCAAAGATAAAAAAATACCGAATGAAAATGGTTTTTATCAAGTATTGGATTGTAATACGTGTCGGAGAGGATGGGCAAGATTTATAGATGGACATTTTATAAATGCCCGCAAAAAAAATGGTTTTAAGATAACACATTACACAGAAGATGAAAAATGCGGACTTTTTTAATGATTAGTTGGGACATCATGAAACTTCCCGTTATTCTGTTTATGATTGGTTCTGGAATAGACATTGGGGCATCTATATGGGTTTATTGGAGCCGCGGGATTGAGGAGATTATGCGAAAAATTTGGTTTTCGGTATTAACTTTTGTTTTTTGTTTGATTGTCATGATGATTTATACATGACAAGGCCATACCGAGAACATAAGCCCGATGAATGGATCAGACCAATCCGAAGGGGTTATAAGTTGGCCTGTTGTGATTGCGGACTTGTTCACGTGATTAACTTCAGGGTAAGGAAAAGACACATTGAATTTCAAACGAAACGAGATGAGAGGGCGACTGGACAAATACGGCGACATATAAAAAAGGGGAGGAAAAAATGATAAAACAGACGAGACGTAACTTTTTGGGGAGTTTATTTGGGATTGCTTTTTCTGCATCTATTTTAAAGACAGTCCCCAAAATTAAAAATAATAATTTGATACCACCGGGAGGCGAACCCTGGACTGGATTTTCGGATGGATGGGTAAAACAATACAGTTATCATACTTGCGACCAAGAATATAATTTGACATTTGTAAGGCCTTCTGAAAAGATTATGAGATTGAACGTTGGGGATGTCATTGAAGCGAAAATAGGTAAAGAAAAAATAAAAATGGCAATAATTGAAATAAGCGATCATATATCATACCATGAATATTTCAGTAGAGATATAATTTGCCGTAAAATTAAGAAAATATGGAGGAAAAATGTCTGACCTTAGATACGTGATTTTCAGGCGGGACAAGATTTCAAAGACTGAGACCGCCGAGTATATTTCGGCATCTCCGAATGGGGAAAATGTTTTTGTGCGTGATTTTAACGGAAAGCAGTTTCAGCTCAAAAGGGATCAGATCATAAAGGTTTATGATCCGATGCCCGGCAAAGAGGGGAAAAAGCCTAACGCAATTTAATTTCGGTGATTTTCTATTGACTTATATTATCTTAAAAGTGAAAGGGTATAAAAGACTTGAACGAGATAGACCTTGAACCGATCCTGTCGAAATACTCTATGGCTGAACTTTTGGAGTTTCTGATTGACAGGCAGTACATTGACAAACATTCGGCGCGGAATTGGCAAATCAAGAGGGAGTTCCAAGAGCGGAAAGAAAAAGGGGAAAGGTCGATTGATATTATAACGGACCTGTCGAATAAATACTGTCTTTGTGAGAGAATGGTGCAACATATTGTTTATGAAGGGAAGATTTGAATGATAACAATTTCAGAACAAGATAAAAATTATTTTAATAATCATTTCAAGGGTATCAATAAATTAAGATTTAAGGATTTTGCAGATAGGAATTACAAGGAAAAAAATGAATGTTTATATATAATAAAAGACGAAAACAAAACTATTTTATATATTGGAATTAGCAGATGGAATATATGGAGTAGGTGGTTTGGTAATTATAAATGTCATTTTATGGAAAATGGGGATGGAAGATATAGGGCTATTTCGAATATTGCTGGAGAAATAGTACGACATTTACCAAAATCAATGGATTGGATTATAGAGTTATGGGGAAGGGTGGATTGTGCCGAATATTGTCTGCCAATTATAAAATCTGAATACTCAATTTTCCCAGTTGCAAAATTATCTGCATTGGAATTGGCTGTAATATGGGATGAAGAGGATTTTGAGGGTTTGATGATAAAATATATGAAACCGAAAATAAATATTATTGGAAATTGCCAATGAATATTTATAATTATGAGGGAAAGATTTGAAATACATTGTAATTACATTGATTTTAATTTGTACAAATCTTTTCGCAGATTTTAGGGTATCTCATAGTACATGGGAGAGTAAAAGCGGGATTGTTTTTGAATATGACAAAGAAGAGCATTTTTATGAAGGATGCGGGATATATGCTTTATCAAGGAAAAAGTTCGGTCCGGTAGAATCTTTATTCATAACTGCCGGGTTAAATTTGGCCTGGGAGATTAAAGACGGATTTATGCACTGTGAAAGGTACGGATATTTAGGAGGGGAAGGATTCTGTATAAAGGATTTTCTGGCATCATTTGTCGGGTCATTCATTTCGTTTTTTATTGAGTATCTATTCGATGGCAAAGAGTAAATATCAAGACAATTTCCCCGAGCTGGTCGAGGCCTATGCCAAAGAGGGGATGACAGACGAGCAAATATTTAAAAAACTTGGTCTTAGCAGAAATTGTTTTTATAAATATCTCAAAGAACATGATGACTTACGGGATGCCCTAAAAAGAGGCAAAGTACAGCCAGATGATGAAGTTGAAGGGTCTTTGTTCAAGAGTGCAATGGGCTTTACTGGTCCTAATGGGACTTATTATCCCCCGAATCCCACGTCATTGATATTTTGGCTCAAGAACAGACGAAGAGAGAAATGGAGAGATAAGCAGGATGTAGACATGAACATGAAAGCCGATCCCAATGAAGCGATAAAGACCTTGATTGAGAAACTCGAAAAAGAGGAAACAAAGAAACTGGAAGAAAATGCTTATCTTGACGGACCGAGAAAAAAGGATATTAAGCAAGGCATCTAAAATAGTCCTGGCGAGACGTTCATTCTGGCATTACTGCAAGGTAATTGATCCTGAGTTTTATAGGGATGACCGGCTGCATCTGGTGAAATTATGCACGGTTTTAAACAATTTCTTTTTCGGGCTTCCGCTTGATCCCTCCGGCAAGGTCTATAAAAATTTAATGATTAATATTCCTCCGAGATTTGGAAAGACAAGAACCCTGGTTCATTGGACCGATTGGGCACTGGGGAAGGATAACAGTCACAGGATTTTGACTTGGTCATACAATGATGACACAGCTGGGGATTTCTCTAAATACGCCAGAGATGGCATCACGATGGAAAAGATTGATCCGGATGATATAGTATTTAGCGATGTTTTCCCAAATACGAAAGTTAAGCAGGGGTCGGCATCTGCTTATAAATGGGCGTTAGAGGGTCAGCATTTCAACTATTTAGGGTCAGGCGTTCAGGGGTCTGTAACTTCAAAAGGCGGTACAATTCAGCTTGTGGATGACCCGATAAAAGGGGCCATCGAGGCACTTAACGAAAATCATTGTGAGGATGTCTGGCAAAGATACACTTCAACTTTTCTTTCCCGAATAGAACCCCGGGTACAGGATACGCTCAAGGTCATGTGCATGACCAGGTGGAGCAAGGGCGATCCGTGTGGCCGGTTGCTTCAGATTGAGCCTGAAAAGTGGTATGTTCTCAAAATGGAGGCAATGGACAAAACAACGGGTGAAATGCTGTGCCCTGAGTTTCTTTCTAAAGACAAGTATAATGATATAAAAGGGCCTATGATGCCGGAAATTTTTGCGGCAAACTATCACCAAGAACCCATTGACATCATCGGGAAACTTTATCCGAGTTTGAAAAAATATACCGATTTACCCGAGGACAACAATCACAAGTCTTTGATTGCACCGGTTTATGCCTACATTGACACGGCGGACGAAGGGGATGACTGGCTATGCTGTGTTATTTATGGATTCTACCAGGGCCGGGCGTATGTTTTAGACGTATATTACACGAAGGCCGGCATGGAGATCACCGAGCCAGAGACAGCCAAGAGATTGATGGATTTCAACGTAAATCTCTGCAAGATTGAAAGTAACTCGGGCGGGCGCGGGTTTGCCAGGAACGTTCAGCGGATTCTCTGGGACGAATACAAGCGCAGGGATATAATAATCAAATGGTTTCATCAGTCCCAGAACAAACAAGGCCGGATAATCTCCCAGTCAAATAATGTCATGGAAAACATTTTTTTCCCTGTGGATGCTGCAACAAGATGGCCCGCATTTTGGGAACATATCAACGCTTTTCAAAAAGAGGGCAAAGCGAAGAATGATGATGCCGAGGACGCTTTAACCGGCGTGGCTGAAAACATGGGACCAAAAACAGTTAAATTTTTAAAGTGAGGAAAGAATGTATATCACAGAACAGGACTTAATAAACGCCCGCCTTGCCGTAACTGGGATGCTTCAGGACAGCCAGATCATCGGGGATTTGATAGACGCAGACGAGACCGCAAAAACTGATATGCAGGACGGAATAGACTATTACAAAGGTGACCATGATATTCTGGACAGGGAAATAAAATATTGGGTTGATGGCATAGAATACACGGATGACAACGCCACAAATAACCAGGTTGTTCATCCGTTCCTGACTTATCTTGTTGACCAGAAATCCAATTATATCTGCGGAAATCCGATCACGTTTAAAAGCGAGGATGAAAATGATCCGGTCGTTGAGCTGGCCGAGACAATAACGGATGAATATTTCGATGAGACCATGATTGAGTATATCAAGGGCGCGGGAGTCAAGGGATATGAAACGTTGCACCCGTTCATAAACGAGAAGGGCGAGTTTGACTTTGCCATAATCCCAGCCGAGCAGTGCATCCTTATTTACGACTCGCTTTATCAGAGGGATTTGATTTACGTGATAAGATATTATGAATTTGAATACATTGACACAAACAAAGTCAAGAAAACAGGATATAAAGTCGAATGGTGGGACAAGGACCAAGTAAAATACTACGTTCAAAAAGAGGACGGCGGGGAATACGTACTTGATCCCGACGAACCGGTGAATCCGCGGCCTCATTGGATTGAATCAATGGTCATGGCCGGGCGTAAGGTCGAGGGCACAGAGAAAAGCGGTTCCTGGGGGAAAGTCCCGTTTATAGTCCTGAAGAACAACGCGGAATTCCAATCAGATTTGACAGTACTAAAACCGATGATTGATGATTATGATTTGAACATATCTGAGTTTTCAAATAACCTTGAGGATATTCAAGAGGCGTACTGGGTTCTAAAAGGCTATCAGGGGCAGAATTTAAATGAGTTTAGGACGAATCTCAAGAAGTACCGGGCTATCCAAGTTGACGAGGAGGGCGGGGTAG